GGTAAATTCACACCACGTCAAGCAGAAACTTTCAGGGAGGTGATTCCATGCCAAGAGGAGGACCCCGCAGTAACAAGCCCACATCGTTGAAAGTGCTTCACGGAACCGCCCGCCCCGACAGGATAAACGGGGACGAACCCAAGCCCCAACCCATTGCCGGAGACAAGCCCGCCTCGATGGACTACTACGCAGAAAAAGCGTGGGATTACCTTGCTCCGAAACTAGAGAAGTTGGGTGTGCTCACAGAGATAGACGGCCCGTTATTTGCCCTCTTCTGTGAAGCATACGGCAGGTGGGAGCGTGCTCGCCGGAGACTGCAGGCAGCGATGAAAACCGGAGATAATGACAAAATACGGCAGGCAGAGGTAAGTGTCGAAAAGGCAGAGCAATCCGCGCGGCTCCTTGCCGGGGAGTTTGGTATCGGTGCGGCGGCGCGTTCCCGGTTAAGCGTAGAGACAGAACAGGAGGAGGACGCTTTTGAGGCGTTCCTGAAGGGCAATGAGTGAGGTAACGACCTACGCACAGGAAGTAGTGGATGGTAAGGTTCCGGCCTGTCAGCATGTGAAGCGGGCGTGCAAGCGTCACCTTCGCGACTTACAGGCAGACGGGTGGGAATTCTACTTCGACGAGCAGGCGGCAGACTACGCGTTTAAGTTTTTCAGTTTCCTGCGACACTTCAAGGGTGAGTGGCGCGGGGTTCCGTTCGAGTTGGAGCCCTGGCAGAAGTTTATCATAGGTTGTGTGTTTGGCTGGAAGCGCACGGAAGACGACACCCGCAGGTTCCGCACTGCCTATGTGGAGGTTCCCCGCAAGAATGGCAAGTCCACTCTTGCTGCAGCTGTGGGGCTATATCTCTTTATTGCTGACCACGAGCCCGGCGCGGAGATCTACTCAGCTGCCACCAGCAGAGACCAGGCTAAAATCACCCACGACATAGCGACGCAGATGGTCAAAGCCTCCTCGAACCTCCGCAAGCTCATCAAGGTGTTTCGCAACAACCTCGCCATCGAGAATACTGCCTCCAAGTATGAACCCCTTTCAGCAGACTACAACACAATGGACGGGCTGAACGTCCACGGCGCAATTATTGACGAGCTGCACGCTCACCGGAGCCGTGGTGTGTGGGATGTGCTGGACACCGCCACAGGTTCCCGCCGTGAACCGCTTATCTTTGCTATCACTACCGCCGGAACCAACCAAGAGGGTATCTGCTACGAGCAGAGAGAGTATGCCACACAAGTCTTGAGCGGCAGTGTACAGGACGCCTCGTTGTTTGCCTACATCGCCACCATCGATGAGGGTGACGACTGGCAGGATGAGGAGGCGTGGGAGAAGGCCAACCCGAACATCAAGAAGTCCGTCAAGCTGGACGACCTGCGACGCAAGGCCAAGCGTGCCAGGCAGGTTCCCGGACTTGTTAACCCCTTCCTCAACAAGCACCTGAATGTGTGGACACAGCAGGCCGACAGGTGGCTCTCGCTAGATGTGTGGGACAAGAATGCGGGCATCATTGATGAGGAGAAACTAAGGGGGCGGAAGTGCTACGGCGGATTGGACTTGGCATCCAACCTCGATTTAACTGCATGGGTTCTGGTGTTTCCCCGCGACGAGGACCCTGAAGTGTTAGATGTGCTTTGCCGTTTCTGGTGTCCCGAATCGAGATTGCATGACTCCCAAAACAAGTACCGAGCTCAATACCAATCGTGGGCAAGACAGGGATTCCTCCAGACCACACCCGGCGAGGCGACCGATTATTCTTTCATCAAGGCGCAGATCATCAAAGACGCGGAGACCTTCAGGCTCGTGGAATACAACTTTGACCGATATTTCCAAGCACACCAGCTGAATCAGGAGATTGAGGAGGAGGGCCTGACCCCTATTGCAATGGGGCAGGGCTTTCAGTCCATGGCAACCCCAAGCAAGGAACTGGAGCGTAGGCTTCTCCGGCAAAAAATCAGACATGGTGGCAATCCTGTCCTTCGCTGGATGGCCGACAATGTTGCTGTCCGGCAAGACCCCGCAGGCAACCTAAAGCCCGACAAGTCGAGCTCACAGGCAAAGATAGACGGCATTGTTGCGCTCATAATGGCAATCGACCGGGCGATGCGACGTGAAGAGAAACAGAACGCAGGCATTTTCGTACTGTAGGAGGCGGTGTGATGCAGCGACTAATGGAGACAATAGGCGTAACAGGTCTACACACATATGCGGGCCTCCTGCTGGTGGCGATTGGGCTTGCGTTTGTGTACTGGCCCCTCTCGTTCATCATCCCCGGAGCGGTGCTGGTATTCATCGCACAAAGGGGGCCTAGCTAATGGATATTTTTCAGCGCATGGCACTGGAGAAACGAGCCCGACTTGAAAATCCCAAGACCCCGATATCTGCAGCATCGGCACTTGAGCACTTCGATGCTGAAGCATCCCCGTCCGGCGTATCCGTCAGCCCCGACCGGGCACTAGGTATCACGGCATTCTGGGCAGGTGTCCGGGCAATCAGTCAGACCATTGCTGGCCTCCCCCTTCAGGTTTACGAGCGGGTGGATGACAGAACCCGCCGCCCCGCACCGGACCATCCCGTGTATCAGTTAGTCTTCAAGCGTCCCAACCCCAACATGAGTGCATTCACATTCAAAGAAATGCGGATTCTCCACCTGTTGATGTGGGGCAATGCCTACGCAGAGATTCAGGTGGGCGGCGACGGGCGACCGGAGGCCCTGTGGCCCCTGCTCCCTGACCGAACCGATGTGGTGGTGCGAGACGGGCAGAAATACTACAGCACAATCATTGATGACAAGAAGATAATGCTTTCCCCTGACAAAGTCCTCCACGTTCCTGGCCCCGGCTTCGACGGCCTTCAGGGATACAATGTCATTAAGGTTCACCGCGACTCCCTTGGCCTATCGGCGGCGGCAAATGAATATGGCGCAAGGTTCTTCGGCAACTCCGGGCGGCCCTCCGGCTACATCAAACATCCCGGCGAGCCCAACGAGGAAGAGCGTAAACAGCTCCGCGAGGAATGGAACCAAGTTCACTCCGGCCTGACCAGCGCACAGAGGACGGCGGTTCTGTGGGGCAACATGGAGTGGGAGAAGGTCTCCATGCCCCCGGAAGAGGCGCAGTTCATCCAAACCCGCGAGATGCAGATTGAAGAAGTGGCCCGAATCCTCAATATCAATCCCATCTTATTGCAGCACTTCTCGAAGGCCACCACCTGGGGCTCCGGCGTGGCGCAATTCCTCACTGCCTTCGGTAAGTTCACCATCCAACCGTGGCTTGACCGTGACGAGGATGTGCTGGACTGGGACTTATTCACGGAGAACGAGCGTGGCAGGTTCTACACCAAGTACAACCTCGACGCATTGCTGCGCGGTGACGTGAAGACGCAGGCGGAAGTGCTGGAGATTAAGCGACGCAATGGCGTTATCAATGCTGACGAGTGGCGAGCACTGGATGAAGAAAACCCCCTCCCCGAGGGACAGGGCCAGCAATACTTCATGCCTCTTAACATGGCTCCCATCAATCAGATGATAGACAGGGACACCGACGACCTGCCCCGGCGCACACGGGAGAGGCGTTCGACGCAGATGCGCGGCAGGCTACGGGATGCTCACAAGTCCTCCTTTGCCGATGGAGCCCGGCGGTATGTGCGGCGGGATGTTAGCAACCTCAAGCGAGCAGCAAGAAAGGCAGCAGAGCAGCAAGACCCCATCGCCTATCTGGAGCGGTGGATTGAGGATTTCTATCCCGGTCAGGAGCGGGTGATTCGACAGACAATGCTCCCGATGGTTGCCGCCCTTGCCGACAGCATTGGAGCGGAAGCTGCCGACGAAATAGGTGCCGACCCCGTGGACATGGACACCTTTGCTGAGGAGTACACGGACAACCTTGCCATGCGAGAGGCTGGTTCCTCGCGCGGGCAGGTTCTCGCATTGGCGCGGGAAGTCCCTGCGGAAGAGCTGGGAGACGCGCTGGAGGAGCGAGCGTCCGAGTGGGAAGAGAATCGCCCCGGCAAGGTTGCCATGAATGAAGTTGTGAGAGTCGCCACAGGCGCATCCCGCTACGCATGGGGCGCGGTGGGTGTGTCCTTCCTTGTATGGCGAGCTAACCCTGACGCTTGCCCCCTCTGTGAAGAGATGGACGGCAGGCGGGTGGGGATACAGGAGCACTTCCTGTCCGAGGGTGATTCCGTCACCCCCGACGACCGACCCGGCGGCATACAGACTGACCATGATGTGGCAGGGCCTCCCCTCCATCAGGGATGTCAGTGCGATATAGAACCCGAAGTCTAGGAGGATTGAAAATGAAAGAAGTTCGAGCGTTGACTGCTGAAGCTCGGGCCACGGGTGACGACGAGAAGAGTGTCCACGGCACAGGCATCATTTACGACCAGTGGACGGAGCTGTGGCCGGGCTACGTTGAGAAGATTGCACGGGGCGCGGTGAATTTCGCCGACACAGTAAAAGCCTACTTCAATCACAACCCCTCAAATGTACTCTCCACGTTGGAAAGCACCCCACCCCTTGAGATTGAAGACGGCGAGGACGGATTGACCTACACTTCGCCGATTCCCCCGACTTCTTACGGCCGTGACTTGCAAGTGAATCTGGAGCGCAGCAACGTCAAGGGAAGCTCCTTCGCATTCTCCGTCCCGCAGGGCGGCGACAGGATATGGGAAGATGACGACGGTGTGCTTCACAGGGAAATCAGCAAGCTGACCCTCTACGAAGTTGGCCCCGTGACAGACCCCGCATTTGTTCAGACCTCCGCATCCCTCCGCAGCACTGAGAAAGTTCTTGAAGAGTGGCAGTCCCAACAGCCATCTCCCGAACCTGTGTCACGTGAACTTCGCAGGCGCAGGCTTCGGTTGATGAAGATAGACTGACGCATCGGCGAGCCCCGCCCAAGAGGGGCGGTGTGCTTTAGCTGATGTAAGCACGTCCCCGTGCTCAAGACGAGTGCAGGCGTGACCCCGCAGATTCTCACCAAGACATCAAGGAGGAAAACACATGAATAGCCGCGAGCTTCGCGAGAAGCGTGCAAACCTGGTGAAGCAGGCGCAGGATATTATTGACAATGCTGAAGAAGAGGAGCGCGACCTGTCTGCTGAGGAGGAAGAGCAGTTTGACGCGCTGCACGCAGAAGCAGATGAGATGAAGAATAAGATAGACAGAATCGAGAAGCAGGAGCGGGCCAATGCCGACATCAAGACTCCGCAGGACCCGGTCGTAGGCCAGCAGGACGGGCGCGACGGTGGAGAGGAAGACGGGGAGGTACACAACCGCGCCTTCCGCAACTTCCTGCGCGAGGGCATGAGGGGGCTTGACGAAGAGGAGCGGCAGGTTATGGAGTCCCGTGCGCAGTCGGTCGGTGACGACACTGCGGGTGGATACCTTGCCCCTGACGACTTCTATGCGCGCATCGCAACGGCACTGAAGGCTTTTTCCGGTGTTCGCCAGACCCGTGCAACCGTGCTCCGTACCGCCAACGGCAACGACCTCAACATGCCCACATCGAATGACACCAGCAACGAGGGTGAGCTGCTGGGTGAGAATACGCAGGTAGGCGAGCAGGACATCGAGTTCGGAAGCAAGACTCTCCGGGCCTACACGTTCAGCTCGAAGATGGTCAAAGTCTCCCGTCAGTTCCTGATGAATGTAGAAGTTGGCAACATCGAGGGTTGGATTGCCGATCGACTCGGTGAGAGAATCGGGCGCACGCTCGCTGACTATTACATCGAGGGTACGGGCAACAACCAGCCGGAAGGGTTGGAGGAGTCCACCGCGCTAGGCGAGACTGCTTCTGCAGTTGATGAAGTCACCTATGATGAGATTGTTGAGCTCATCCACTCCGTTGACCCGGCCTACCGCCGCCAGGCGGAATTCCTGTTCTGTGACGACCTGCTGAAGCAATTGAAGC